ACGGGGGGAAGGGATAGAGGGCAGCAGATACCACATGAAATGAAGACCAGATGGGAGAAAGAACTGTGAGTGAAGATTACATCCTGTCTCTAAGCTATCAAACAATGAACAATAGGAGGACTTAACAATGAAGTTGTTTAGAACGAATGAGATAGAAACCAATGAGTACAAAATTGGTGATGTTATCTCCTTTAACCTTACCGATGGTGAAGAAGTGGAAGCAATGGCTGTAAAGCAGGAACAGGATGGTATGCTGTTCTGCTTTGTGGACTGCTTGAAGAAAGCGTACTGCATGAACTGTAAGGACACCAATGAGGGCGGGTACTTTGCTTCTGACTTGCGGGGCATTCTCAACGGGAAAATTCTTGACAGGTTCCCGGTTGAACTGCGTAACCGCCTGTTGCCGCTTGAGAACGGTGACCTGCTCCGACTCCCCACAGAGCGTGAGATTTTTGGAGAGAACTCTTATGGCGCAGAGGAAAGTGACAAGGTTGAGCAGTGGGAGTGTATGAAAGACAGCAGAAACCGCATTGCGTTCCAGGGGGAAAATTCCGGGAAGTGGGAGTGGTATTGGCTGCAAAATGTGGTTGAGTATACCGCTGCTGCCTTTGCCTTTGTCAACTGCTACGACCATGCTGGCTACTACAGCGCTTCCTACGCTAACGGTGTGCGTCCCGCTTTCAAAATCTAAAATCACACCCCACAAGGGGTGGGGGAGGGATTTGACTATGGCATATAAGCAGAAGCCCCCGTACTTGGCGGCTATATGGTACATTTTTCGCGGGGGCGCGAAGAAGATACGAGGAGGAGAGTAGATCAAAATGCGAGTAATGCGAGTTTTGGTAGCATGTGAGGAATCGCAAGCTGTTTGCAAAGCCTTTCGGGAGCGGGGGCATGAAGCATACAGTTGCGATGTTATCGAATGCTCCGGAGGACATCCGGAGTGGCACATCAAGGGAGATGCACTTGAGGTCATAAACCCGGGGATTCATGAAAATCACTACGAGGGGTTCGGAAGTTTTGAGGGAATTCAGTTTGTTACGATGGACGGAGCCGAACATGAATTTCCCGATGGATGGGACTTGATTATTGCACACCCACCATGCACGTATCTGACTAACGCCGGAGCGGTGAGGCTGCGAGTGAAGGGGAAAATTGTCGAGGAAAGGTATAAAAAGGTGCTGGCGGCAAAAGAGTTTTTTGTGAAATTTTTAAACGCTGATTGCTTCAAGATCGCGGTTGAAAATCCCACGCCTATGAAAATCGTTGGTTTGCCGGAGTACACACAGGCGATACAGCCCTATGAGTACGGGCATCCATACAGCAAGCGGACATGTCTCTGGCTGAAAGGGTTGCCGCCGCTCAAGCCCACAAAGATCATAGAGCATCATGAACCTTATGTAAACGGAGGGTATAAAGACGTACACGGGAATTATAAAAAGTTTCCAGGGCGCAAAGAGCGTGATCCTATTATGAGGTCGAAAACGTTTCCGGGAATAGCGCGAGCTATGGCAGAACAGTGGGGATAATGCAAGCGATAGCGGAAATGATGAAAATTCCCTATGCATGCTGAAAATGGCAGATGAGTATTTCAACGCTTGAAGATGCAGAGATTGAACTGGAAAGGTTGCAGGAATGATATTGATGCCGTGGAAAAAAGATGTGCCTGTTGAATCTTATGTCTTTATGGATTCAACTCCGTGTGTATCTTGCGTACATGAATGCGTTTGTAGGTATAAATCGGACATGTTAAGCCTGCGTAATGGTGTATGTGAGCTGATGCGTTGCACAAATTATGAGAAATTCAGACCGTTTGTTACTTGTGATGAATATGTAGAGAAGGAGCACAAAAATGAAGAAGGTTAGTGATAGGGCTATGCGAAGGGAGGCTGAACCTTGGACATAGGTTTTCTGTTAAATTTAGCGATGAAAATTGTTGTTATGTTGGGCATGATATCAGCAATTTGTAATGTGACCAGTATAGCATCTAAAGAAAAAATCACCAGAGATCAATATTTCGAGCTTGCGAAGACGCGCTTGATTTGGCAGTTCGTGCTGCTTTTGGAGGTGATACGGAAATGAATCAGGAAGGATATCGCGACCCTACAGCCGATACAGCCGTAAAACGGGCTTCCAATCCACCAGAGCACGTGCTTCTCTTTCTGCGCTGCGTATGGGCCCTAGCTAACGTTTTTGGTCTGACAGTGCTAGAACGGCTACACATTCGGGATAAAAATACGTGGGAGGAGTGGGAATGAACCGAAAAATGCGCCGGGCGTTGGAGAAATCCAATGCCCATTCCGCAAGACGAATTGTACAGAAGCAGCGACAGGCTGAGAGAGACCAAACACAGCACGATATGATTGTTGGTATGTATATCATGATGGGGTTAAAACTTCACGAGGTTTTTGGTTTTGGAGGGCAACGGCTCATGCGGCTTTACGGAGCAATAGATGAAGAATGTGGACGATGGAAAAGTGAAGGTCTCGACATTCGAAATCTTGCTAATGAACTGAAGGAAAAGACAGGGATAGAAGTCCCTGTTGATTGAGAAGGGGGCAGTATGAAGTATGATGTGGTCAGCACCATAATTTTGTATTACTATAACATTCCGCAAAAACGTAAAATGTTTCAAAAAGAACAGCTTGACATTGACAATAAATATCCATACTTGAGTGCTGTTAATGTTGACGGAATGCCACACGGAAGTTCTACTAGTGACCCGGCAGCAAATGTAGCAATTCAGAGGTTAGGGGACATTGAATCGCGCACCAGACTGAAAGAAATTGATGATTCTCTTAAAGTTTTGTTTATGGATGAGAAACATATTCGCCACTGCATAGACATGATACATGCACGGTATAAAAAGCTTATTTTGTGGCGCTATGGTGGTCAAGAAAACTGGGTGCAAATTTCTAACAAACTGAATGTTTCGGAGAGTACTGCACGCCTTTGGCACAGGATGGCGCTAATTCGTTTGGGTGAAATGTTAGAACGAGTTAATGGAATTCGTGAAATTGAAGTGAGAGCACGAGACGCAGAAGCATGATTTTGTGCGTGGAACGATTTTGTTAAAATCTTATATGATCTTCCCTATATACGCGCTATAATGGATTAAGGTTTTTGTTCACCATCTTTAGCTTACACTTTTTGTTTATAAACATTTATAAACATCGGCGCAATAAACGAAAACAGTTTGTTTCTGCACATGAATACACAATAGGTCGCATTAATTAACAAGGCGCCATTCCAAACAACGGAACGGCGCTTTTTGTTTTTTGTGTTTGCGTTTTTTGTGTATAGACTTTTGTTTTTTGTTGTAACTTTTTGTGTTGGTGCTTTTTGTTAAAACACCTTAAGATTTTTGTTGTTCGGCACTTAGTGATTCTAATGTTTGGATAAATGAAGATTCGACAGTTTTCATAAAGTCATTTTGTGAGTCTACTGTGTTATGCCATCTAAGTAGTTTGTTTTTTTGTTTCTTGAAGGGTGCCAATTTGGTTGCATGGAACACCCCAGACGCTTGAACGTTGAGAACTCTTCTGCGTTCTTCTCAACGCTTCTGCGTTCTTCTCAACTTTTTGTGTAATCCGCCGCTCAGTATCGAGCTGAGCAAGCATTCTCTGCGGCGATTAATCCATAGCATAATACATACTAGCATTGTAGCCTAACGATTGTAACATTTTTGTGATGGCTTTAGCACTAGCGGTTCGTGCATTTCCTTGCCCGTTGGCCTTCGGAACGATAAAGAAACGTTTTGAACCGTAAAAGTTTTGTGCAAAGCAGGTTGCACCGGCTTCTTGCACGGCCTGTTGCACTTTTTCAAAATTCCAGCGCGGAAGGCTAAGCATAGAAGTATCAAAGTTGCAGGTTCCGCCGTCCTCCGGATTTTGTTTTTGTGCCTGCCGTCCGGCTTCGAGTGCTGTCTGGAGATCGTCGCGGAGCTTGGCATACTTCCCGGAAAGTTTTTTTGTGTCCGCTGGATACTTCGCAATGAACTGATTGAAGCATTTAATCGCGTCGTTTTTGTTTGAGAACGTTGCAATGTCAAGCTCATTTCCGTCCTCGCGCATAGCTATTACTTCGTATTCATCATTAACAATAGCTATGTCAATGATTAACAGCTGCTTTTTGTGTACATGCTCTTTGTGATAGTTAGTCATTTTTGTGACCTCCCTTTTTTGTATAGATGTTTACAATAAAATTCGTGCCGGCGGATTGAACGCCGCGAGAGTCCTACTACACGGGAAGAATCAAGCCCATTTTATCTGGTTGAAAAGAGGAAGTGCTTTTTGTATTTTCTGGCTTTTTTTGTACGCATAGCTATTTTTTTTGCTATCCCGATATCTTTTGATGTAGCGTTCTGCTTGGCTTAAAGAGCCTATGCCGTATAACATGCTAGCGCGTGCTAGTATTTGCGCTTTGCTAAATTTAATGGCGACCAAACTTTCTGCATCTATGTTTTGGCCTCCTTTAAAGGGCTGGTAAGCAGAAAGCTTACAGAGCAATAAAAAGCCATCTGGCATGTCAACGTTCCAAATTGTGTAACCATTAGGGACATAATCCATGATTTTAAAGTTATGTGTAATTCTCGAATCATACTCAACCGTCAACATGTCATTGCAAGCAAATGTTTTTATTATCATTTTGTGCCTCCTTGATTTTGTGTTTTGTTCTTGTGGAAATCCCGCCGCCGGTATCGGTCCGGCTGGCATTCTCTGCGGCGGGGCTGTTTTATAAGTGCTTTTCATGGGGTAACCATTCACGAATAAACAAGGCTGTATAATAACCGCGTGCCTGCACTGAAAAACGGTTTTTGCAAATATTTCTAATCATTCCCTGCTTATCAAAAACCGATTTAGGCGGGTAGAATCCTTCATAATTGGTATCAATAATTAAAACCGGGGCGTTAATCCCTGTACAATCCACATTGCACAGTTCGCTTTTTCTGACTGTAAAGCCGTCTTTTTCAAGACGTAAAAACAAGCGGTTTAATTTAGTCATATTCTTACAACCTCCTATCATGTGTGATGTGCTGCACTCTGCATTTAACGGGCTTGTGACCGTCTACGGCTGCATTACAACGCCCGCCGGGGCGGGCTTTCTTGCTATTGGTTTTCAATATGGCTTAAACCTCAGATTTAAATTTCGTACACGCCAAATCCCTGATCTACTTCGGGGAAGCTGTAGGTCTCGCAACCGATGCGCTCGTACAGTCTCTGCGCGTCCTTGTTGTCGGGAGCGAGGTAAACCGTGCTCGCCATTTCGGAAAAAATCCGGAGGGCTGCTGTACCGTAGCCACGATTCTGGAAAGCCCCGTCTACGTCGATACGCTCAATGTAGATGCTCTCCTCGTCTTCTATAGTGGAGACGGAACCGATGTTCTCGCCGTCTGCGATGATGTGGTAAAGGCTCGCGATGTAGCTATCTTCGTCCCGGCTGCTGATTTTGTTGAGTGTGAGCTTCATTGTTTTTCCTTTCTTGTTTTGTGTGTTTTAGTGTGCCGTTGTCGCTTGCCTTGTTGGCTTGCTTCCGTTTCGTTGTGCCTTCATCATAAGACATAGGGCGCCCTACGTCAATACGGCAAAATGTACAAAGTGCGCACCATCATTTTGTACATTTTTCATAGTGCGCCCCGCGTCTCTATAATATATACTATATGTGGCATAAAAGAGAGGAGGCGATATAATGCCGGAGGATATACAGAAAAGAAACAAGCGACAGCAAAAATGGAAAGACGAAAACAGAGACAGGATAAATCTGCTGTTCACAAAAGGGATCAAGGAAAAAGTGCAAGAGGCCGCGGATATATCCGGAGTAAGCAAATCGCAGTGGATCGAGGCGGCCATAAATGAGAGGCTAGAACGCGAACAATAGAACAGAATTTCTATGCTATTTTCACGGCTTGCGCCGGTGTTGTTTTCCTGCTATAATCTTTTTGGGGAGGAGCCCCGGCGGCAGGTTCGCCGGGTCTCTCTGAATCGGTTTAGCTTTGGAGGCGGGCCGATTCTTTTTTTATTGCTTACTTCAGTAAATTTCTGATAGATTCTTTCGCTTCCTCAAGTGTTTTACACTTTTCCAGAATTTCCAGAATCGCTTTTACCAAAGCTTCAGAAACATTCATTTCATTCATTTTCCTTTCCTCCTGTTTCACCCTGCGGATACTCGCTTGCTTTTCGGTTGCCCGTGTCGCTTGCTGTGACTATAAAATACTATATATCCGGATATATATCAATAGGCAAGTTGCACAAGCTTTATTGTGCTATATGTATATATCCGGATGTTCGTACCTATGCTATAGTATAGGCATAGAAAGGTGGTGGTATTTTGAGCACAAAAGCACAAGGCCGCGCGACTATAAAGTACAGAGCAAAAGCCTATGATCGGATTGATATACAGATACCTAAAGGTACAAGAGAGCTTCTACATCGTCACGCAGAGCAGAGAGGCGAGAGCCTACAAGGATGGATTAAAAGACTTATAGCTGCCGATATAGGAGAGCAGAGCTTGACGGAGCTAGTAAAAAATCAGGACGGAAAAGCGTAGGCAAAAAGGCACATAGCATCTTATATAGTATAGACATATAGCCTCGGATATCTCCGGGGCTTTTTCTATGCCCGTATGACAGCGCACAAGGCCGCAGGATCTACGACACTATAAGGGCATCACCTATCATATACTTATATATATCTCTCTTATGCAGCTACACAGGCGCCCGCAGCAGATGAGCAGGCCTACATATACATTGATCATATAAAAAGGTAGGATGAATTCAGCGCACAGCCGCCGCTACATACACTGCATACATATACATAAAAAGAACACATATATACATAAAGATGCATAAAAGCGGCAAAAAGTACCGAAAAAGACGGGGATATACAAGGGCAGAGTGCATAAAAAACCGGGTAGGTTCTTTTGGGGGAATTCTTGCCAGTTACGGGTTCAGCAGCGCAAAAGTTTTTTAGGTAGGATCATTTTTTTAACGCTTCCGGCGGTCTGGGGACGGGATTTTCAGGGGGGTATCTTGACAAGACAGAAAAGCGCGCACATTCAGATCGAAAATAATTAGCAACTATTAGCGTTTACTGCGCTTTTTAGGTGTTAAAATGATAGCGTCAGAAAGTGTAGAGTCCTTGCAGAAATATCTGCGGGGATTTTTTAATGCAAAGATTTGGAGGCTGAGATGGAAGTGGTGAACAAGGAAGCCGCCAAAGCTGAGTATCTTGCCCGAAAAATGCGCGGGGAGCCGGTCAGGCTGAAGACGTTGGCTAGCGAACTTGGGATTACATATCGGCTTTTGCGGGAATGGAAAACAGAAGGGAACTGGGATTCTGGATTGAAAGGCCCGCACGGTCCTAAGATGGGGAACCAGAACGCGAAGGGGCATAAGAATGCTAAAGGGTGCAAGACCAGCGGAGCCCCGAAGGGGAGCCACAACGCCGAGAAGGACGGCGCTTATAGTTCTATTACCTTTGAAACCATGACAGAGGCCGAAAGAGAATTAGCGGAGAATACCTCAACCAACGGAAAGGCTGCCCTTGAATATGAATTGCGCATTCTGAGAGTAAGGGAACATCGCATCTTGACTAAGATTGATGAATACGAATGCCAGAGCGAGGAGGAACTGTACGTTACGTCCACAACAGATTATCAGGTTCCTAGTCCTGGAGGCAATCCTCTGGAAATTGAACGAAGAATGTGTAACAAAGACAGTGCTTTTAATCGAATCCTGAAGCTTCAGGAAGCCTTGTACAGGGTTCAGGGCAGGATTGCAACAGTAGCCTCAAGTCTTCGCGCTATTGAGGAAGCTGACATAAAGATTGCTATTGAAAAGGAGCGCCTTGCCATTATGAGAATGAGAGCGATAGGCGCAATTGAGGTTGACGATGTGACGGAGGAGGGCACGGATGAAGCTATATACGAGTAAAATAGTCGCGGCATGGCTGGGACTGTCAGAGCGCCGTGTTCGAATGCTCCGAGATGAGGGCGTGATTGAGGAGAAACGCCCCGGACTCTATGATCTTCAGCCAACAGTGTCTAGGTACATCACCTATATTCGCAAGGGGACTGGAAAGACTGACCTGAACGATGAGCGCGCCATGCTCACTAAAGCAAAACGCGAAGCCGCCGAGATGGAGAACAAGAGAATGCGAGGCGAGCTTCACAGGACTGCTGACATTGAGCGAGGGTTGCAGACCATGATGCTGAATATGCGGGGACGATTAATGTCGCTCCCGGCCAAATTATCTCCGGAGCTTGCCAACATGGGAGGCAATCAACCGGGGATTTTTGATGCACTGAAATTGGCAATCAATGAGGTTTTGGAGGAGCTAAGCAATTACAAGGTCTCTTTTGCCGAGCAGGACGGTGATGAAGATCAGTAAGGTAATAGATATCTCGAAGGACACACTGGATGTTTTGGCCAGATGTGTTGCCTTGTTGAAGCCGCCGCCCAATATGACATTGAGCGAATGGGCAGACAACTACAGAATGCTTTCCCCGGAAAGTAGCGCGGAGCCGGGAAGATGGCACACTGAAAAAGCTCCCTATCAGCGCGAGATCATGGATGCAATCGGAGATCCGCATATCAGAAAAGTAGTAATCATGAGTGCTGCGCAGATCGGAAAGACAGACGCCTTTATTCTGAACGTGCTGGGCTACTACATGGATTATGCTCCGTGTCCAATCATGGTTATGCAGCCCACTCTTGACATGGGGCAGACATTCTCAAAAGATCGTTTAGCCCCTATGTTACGAGACACCACAAGGTTGCAAGATAAGGTGGATGTAAAGAGCCGGGATTCAGGCAACACCATCATGAAAAAGAATTTTCCTGGCGGACACGTAACGATTGTAGGAGCAAACAGTGCAACAAGCCTTGCAAGCCGGCCGATTAAGGTGCTTTTGGCGGACGAGGTGGATAGATATCCGGTAAGTGCAGGAACGGAAGGCGATCCGCTTTCACTTGCCCAGAAACGACAGACAACGTTTTGGGATAAAAAAACAGTGATGGTGAGCACGCCGGTTCTGAAGGGACAAAGCAGAATTGAGGCTGAATATCTTCAAAGCACTAAAGAAGAGTGGAGCGTACCCTGTCCAAAATGCGGACATTATCAGGCGTTGCGATGGGAGGGCGTTCGATTCGATTGGGACGATGTTAGCAAAGATGTTTTCTACCAGTGTGAGCGCTGCGGTGAAAATTCCGGCGAATATGAATGGAAAAAGCAAGGGCAGTTTGGAAAGTATGTTGCCGAAAATCCTACGGCAGAAATACGAGGGTTTCATCTCAATACTTTGGCTTCTGTATTCTGCGGATGGCATGAGATCGTAGAGAAGTTCAAGCTTGCAAAAGAACAGCTCGACCAGGGGAACCCGGAGGGAATGAAAGTATGGGTAAATACAGAACTTGGTGAAACATGGGAAGACGTCGGAGAACAGCTTGACGAAATCGAACTGTATAACCGCAGAGAGATATATGACGCGGATGTGCCGGACGATGTGCTTGTTCTTACTGCCGGAGTCGATACGCAAGATGATCGATTCGAGATTGAGGTTGTAGGCTGGGGAGAAGGTAAGGAAAGCTGGGGCATCCGTTATCAGAAGATTTACGGAGATATGTTGAAAGAGCAAGTCTGGATAGACCTTGACCGATTCTTAATGAGCGGTTTCCGCAAGAAAGATGGGACGGTGTTACCGATTCTTGCTGTTTGTGTTGATAGTGGTGGACACCATGCAAACCAAGTGTATCGTTTCACCAAGGATCGCTTTGATCGCCGAATCTGGGCGATTAAAGGGCGAGGTGGTGCAGATGTTCCCTATATCCGAAATCCTTCTAAGAATAACCGCGTAAAGGCTCCGTTATTCATAATCGGAGTTGACGCCGGAAAGGAATTAATACATCAGCGCTTAAAGCATGAGACGAAAGGCCCGAACTATTGCCACTTCCCTTCAAATGAGGAGGCCGGATATGATGAAGAGTATTTCAGAGGTCTCACATCAGAGCGCAAAGTGGTACGGTTCCGTAAAGGGAGAAGCACTACGGTTTGGGAGATTAAAGACAGCAAGCACAAGAGAAATGAGCCTCTTGACTTGAGGAACTATGCTACGGCAGCACTTGAAATCACAAATCCGGTATTGAAAAAGTTTGATGATGATACTTTCAGAACAAAACCGAAGAGACGGAGAAGGATAAGCGGAGGTATTTAATGGCTATTTTTTCAAAAGAGCTGTGCCAGAAAAAGCTTAATACTTGGCTTAAGGCCGAGGAGAAGATTGCTACGGGGCAGCATTATCAGATTGGCACTAGAATGCTGACGAGGGCTGACTTGCGGGAGGTTCGGAAAGAAATAGAATATTGGGCTGCAAGATTGAATGAGGCTGAATCTGCTGAAAAACGAAGGGGACGGAACCGGTTGTTTGGATTCGTCCCGCGTGATTTGTAAAGGGGGAAGCTTAATGAATTGGATTGACAGAGCGATATCCACAGTTGCTCCCATACACGCAGCAAGAAGGATGGCCGCCCGGCAAGCCATAAAGGTAATCAACAGCGGATACGGCAACTATGGAGCTAGTCTGACAAAGAAAAGCTTACGGGGATGGCTGTTTCGCGGTGGCAGCGCAAAGGAAGATATTGAAGATAATATAGATGTTCTCCGACAGCGAAGCAGAGATGCCTACATGGGAGTGCCCACAGCAAGCGCAGCGTTGAAGTCCAAGCGCACAAACGTTATTGCTTCAGGGCTGGTGCCGGTTCCTAAGATTGACGCCGATTATCTAGGGCTTGACAGCGAACAAGCTGAAAAGCTTCAAGCGCAGATATTGAGAGAGTTTTCACTTTGGGCTGAAAAGCCGCTGTGCGATGCTGACCGGATTGATAATTTTTATGCGCTTCAGCAGCTTGCATTTATCAGTTACCTGATGAATGGTGATGTGTTTGCGCTTCTTCCGTTCAAAGAGGAAAAGAACCAAGTTTACGGCTTGAAGATCAGATTAATAGAGGCTGATAGGATTTGCAGCCCGGATAATTATGACAGACTGTTTCCCTGTGACGTAAATGGATATCACGTCTATAGGATTGTGCAGGGGGTTGAAACAGACGAAGATGGCGTTGTTATTGCTTACTGGATAAGCAATCGGCACCCATTATCAAGCCTTGCGGATGGCACTGTTAGAAAATGGACGCGAGTTGAAGTGTATGGTTCCAGCAGCGGGCGCAGAAATGTTCTGCACATCATGAGCCGTGAAAGAATTGGGCAGCTGCGAGGAGTTCCGATGCTTGCCCCGGTGCTTGAAGCAATCAAACAATTAGGGCGATACACCGATGCAGAAGTGACGGCGGCGGTAATCAGCAGTATGTTTACGGTGTTTGTTCAGCCGGAATTAGCTACAGATGATAGGCCGTTTGGAGAACAGTACAGTCCAGAAGCATTGGTTGATGAAGTGGACAACAACACCATTGAGATGGGAAGCGGAGCAATCGTTGACCTAAATCCCGGAGAGACCGTCAACTTTGCAGACCCTAAGCATCCAAATTCTGGGTATGACGTTTTCACTAATGCCGTTATTCGGCAAATCGGAGCCGCACTTGAGATTCCAATAGAAGTGTTGATGAAGCAGTTTACAACTTCTTTCAGCGCGGCCAGAGGTGCCTTGAATGAATTCTGGCGAACTTGCGACATGGAACGAGGATGGTTTGAAGATGATTTTTGCCGTCCGATATATGAAGAGTGGTTTACCGAAGCTGTAGCTCGCGGGCGCATTAACGCTCCGGGCTTTTTTAATGACCCGATCAGGCGCATGGCTTATATGGGGTGTAGTTGGAACGGCCCTGCAAGGACAGCTATGAATCCTTCACAGGAGGTTGATGCGGCTATTAAACGCATCGAGCATGGATTCTCTACGGCACAGGAAGAAACGGCGCAAATGACCGGCGGGGATTACAACAGCAATATCAGACAAAGAAAGATTGAGGCGGCAAGGAAACGAGAGGTTGATCTGATTGTGAATCCGCCGGAAAGGACAGAGGAAAATGCCTAACAAAAAGTTTTGGGAATTTAGAAATTCTGCTGGTGGAACCGAACTACTTTTATATGGTGACATCTCGCAAAGTAGTTGGTGGGAGGACGATGTTACTCCTAAACAGTTTGCGGATGATCTTAACGACATCAGCGACGCAGAAGACATTACGGTTCGTATCAACAGCGGCGGAGGAGACGTTTTTGCGGCTCAAGCCATCGGGAGCCTGTTGGGCGCAAGAAAAGGTAAGACTACGGCAAGAATTGATGGCCTTTGCGCAAGTGCCGCCACGATTGTTGCTTGCCATTGCACCAATGTTATCGCAGCAAATGAAGCGACTTACATGATACATCCGGTTCGGATGGGGCTGTTCGGATATCTTGACGCAACAGAGCTTGAACAGTATATCGGCGCTCTAAACACAATAAAAGAGAACATTCTCAACCTGTACGTAAAGAAAACAGGGAGAGACAAGTCTGAAGTTACGGAGTGGATGGACGCCACAAGCTGGTGGACTGCTAGTGAGGCTAAAGAGAACGGATTCATAGATGAGCTGGTTGATGATGAAGATGTCGTTGTGGAAAACCGCAACGGCGCTTTATTTGTCAACAATATCAGCATGAATCTTCCTTTTGCGAAGGTTCCAAAACACATACAGAACGAATTGGTGCATAGCACTGGTTCTGTAAATAACCCGCCGGAGGTAATTCCGGTCAACAATAGCCATAAGGAGGAAAAGAAGATGGCAGAAATTAAGACGGTTGATGATCTCCGTGCGGCATATCCGGAGCTTGTCAACGAGGCGTGCGCGACCACTGTGAATGAGGCTGTGACGCAGGAGCGCGAAAGAATTCGTGACATTGAGGACATGGCAATGCCCGGATTCGAGGATCAGACCAACGAGGCAAAGTTCGTTAAGCCGATTGCAGCAAATGAGTATGCAGTCAATATGATGAAGGCCGCAAAGAAGAGCGGAGAGGCTTTCCTGAACAGCGCAAAGGAAGACGCAAATGGAAGCGGTGTTAACAATGTTGGTCAGGACGGCAATAACGAAGAGGGCAAGGAAGATCCCTTTATTAATGCCATTCATGCAGTTAACAAGAAGTAAGAGGGAGGAAAACAATGGGAATGAATTTAAAGAAGCAGTCGTTTGAATCCGGGGTTGATTATCTGATTGCCGGAACAACTATTGGTGTTGTAAGCGTTGAAAAGGAAGCGGGAGCGGCAATCAAGGCAAAGGCTCCGGTTGCGCTGGTCAACAAGAAGGTGGTTCCGGTTACTACGGAGAATATTGCAAAGGTTTACGGCATTGTTCCGGAGGCTGCTGAAAATGCTGAGAAGATACCGGTCTATCTGACTGGAGAATTCTTTGCAGACGCTTTGACACTTGAAGGGAGTGTTGATGCGGATGCACTTGAACTGGCGCTTAGGAATATCGGCATTTTCTTAAAGTAAAAAGGGAGGACAATAGTAATGCCTAATATGATTAATATTTATGATCCGAGATATCTTGCGGAGATTGTAAAGACTGCTCCGCCGGTACGCACTTACTTCAAGGACACTTTTTTCACCAATAAGGATACATTTTCAACCGAACGTGTCGATATTGACATTGTAAAGGGCGACAGACGCATGGCTGCGTTTGTACATCCGAGACTTGGCGGAAAGGTACTGAAGGATGAGGGGTTCAGAACCGAAAGTTATAAGCCGCCGCTGATCAATCCCTATGATATTACAACAGCAGAGCGGCTCATGCAGAGACTTCCGGGCGAGACCCTTTATAGTGGTATGACGCCCGCACAAAGAGCTGCTAAAAAGCTTACGGATGAGTACGCAAAGCTGAATGACAGCATTACCCGGCGTGAGGAGTGGATGTGCGTACAGGCCATCCTTACCGGTCAGATTCCTGTTGTTGGCGAGGGTGTAAATGAGGTGATTGATTTTGGCCTTACCAACAAGAAGGCACTTACCACCACGGCGAGATGGGGACAGAGCGCCGCAAAGATCCTCGACAATCTGGATGAGTGGGTAACTGAGGTCCAGAAGAACGGCTTTGCAAATGTTGACATGGTAATCATGGGCAAGGGCGCACTCAAGGCGTTTCTGAATGACAAAAACGTTCAGGACATGATGGACAACAGACGCTTCCATATCGGTGAGATTGCCCCGCGTGATCTTCCGAATGGTGTGCGTTACTATGGACATCTGAATGCTCCGAGCCTTGATATTTACGGCTATGATGAGTTCTATCTGGATGATTGGACAAATCCGCTTGCGCCGGAAACCAAGCCGCTTATCCCGGATAATACAGTTGTTCTTATCAACTCCGCTCCGGCCTATATGATGGCTTACGGCGCTTGTACTTACATTGAGGATTCTACACAGCAGTGGGTGACTGCGGAGACTGAAAGAGTTCTGAGAAGTTATGTTGAGCATCATCCGGATCGCAGATTTGTGGAGGCGCAGGCTCATCCGCTTCCAATTCCGGATAAGGCTGACAGCTGGTTGGTTGCAACAGTTCTTTGATTAATTTCCCCTGCCGGGATTCCGGCGGGGGATTTTTATGAGGTTACGTGATGGCGCTATTTGAATTAGAACAGGAGTTTTTAGGGGGCGCGGAAGATGAACACGAGCTCACGTTTAAAGAAGCGGTTGAAGAGGATATTGACGCTGCTTTTTTTGAAGCTGACGAACACGCAGAATGGCACACGGTAAACGGTAAAAAGTGCTTGATCGTGCTGGAAGAGGACATCTTGAAGCCGTATTCGGCTCACTGGGAAGCCGGAGCAAAACAGAACTTCGATACTGGTTTATATACGGCGTTATCAATCCTCTATATCAAAAAAGTTGATTATGGGCGCAGACCAAAGATTGGCGCCCTACTCACCATTGATCAAGGGACAAAGCAGCAGCGAATTTTCTTTATCAAGCACTTTGGCACCGAAGATGGCGTGTATCGCATTGAATTGGAGCGCACGAGACAATGAGCAATGTTACTTATGATTTAGACAACATGACCATTACCGTTGAGGGGTTGGACACTGTGTCGCGGGCGTTGGGGAATTTAAAGAGCAAGACCCCGGCAGCTGCGAAAGTAGCTATCAACGCTACAGCTCGGCAAGCAAGAAAAGTAATGATTATGAAGGCCAAAGCAAGATACGCCGTAAACGCAGCGGGTCAGAAGCACTTGAAAGATTTAGTTCAACGCAAGAAAGCGACAAATAGAAGCTTGTTTGCAGAGCTTCATATTGCGTCGCTGAGAAATGATCTTGGGTATTTTAAGTATTCACCTAAGAGCATTTATACCGGAACGAATGTCAGGAATGCGCCCGATGTTGTGAAGGCAAAGGTCTTAAAAGCATCGGGAATGAAGCCGCTGACCGGGGGGCATGGAAAGAGCAAAGGTTTTCTGCTTGAGTTTTCCAATGGGCATGTTGGCATGGTTCAGCGCGTGATTAATTCTCACGTGGAGCATCCCAAAACGAGAAAGGGATTTCCCCGATGGAGAAATTCAATGGGGAAGATTGAGAAGCTTGAAACAATGGGGAGCCCGTCTGCGGCAGCTATGCATCATACAATATGGCCGGAGGCACAGCCGGAGGTGTCGGAGTTTTTAGAAATGCGGCTTGCGGCGCAAGTTGAAAAGGTGTTAGCGCGAGCGGCTAGGAGGCACGGATGAAAGACTATACAAAAATGGTTATGGCTGAGGGCACTGGGCGCACCGCGAGGCTCTGCCAGAAAGCCTTATGTGAAACTCTGGAAGAGTTGTTTGCAGGAAAAAAGTTTCGTGGTCAAACGGGCCCTAAACCGCTGAAAGTGTTTGAACAGGATTTGCCCATCCCTACAGAGGATGATCCAGATGCGGACACGGACGCGGCGGCGGCACCCTATGTGCTTGTTCAAGTAAACGGCGGCTCTATTCCCAATGATGACAGCCCACAAACAATTGAATTTTCCATTGTGATTTGTACCTATGATCTTGGCCGTGAACGGGAAGGCTGGGAGGAGGTGTCAAACATTAAGGAAGATATCATACAGAGGTTTTGTCAGATGCCATACTTTGGCGGGGCCTTTACTGTGCTAAAACCTATCGCGTGGGCGATTCAAAAAGAAACATCACCGCCTTATTACTTTGGAGCCTTGACATTTAACTGCACGGCTCCAGCCATGACACAAGACATGGCATTAGCAGATTTATTGTGAGGGAGACTATGGAAAAGAAAAAGATTGAAGCTCAGCCGACTGAGCAAAAGAAAGAGCCGGTAAAAAGGGCAAGGGAAAAACTTGTCTGGTGCGGCGGGACTATCAGAGGTGTGGTTGAGCAGTACACGGTGTTTGTTGGGGGGATTCCGAATGAACTGAAGCAGTTTATTGAAGCGGTTCCCCTTGCAAAAAGCTTTTTGGTTGATTTGGATGATTTTCCGAAGATGTTTCAGAAGATCAATTCCAAAGAGAGCGCGGCACACGAAATGTTGATGCAGTTACAGAAAATAAGCGGAGGTAAATAATATGCCATATAAGCATGGTGTCTATGTAAGTGAGCGGGCAACAAGCGTCAGCGCACCGAACACTGGTAACGCTGCGATTCCCGTAGTAATTGGAACTGCGCCGGTTTACATGACTAAAGAGGCAAAGGTAAATGAGCCGATTCTTGTGGAGACATTTGAAGAGGCTAAGGAGTTCATGGGATACAGTTCTGATTTTGCAAGCTTTACGATTTGTGAGGCTGTGAGCGCATTTTTCCAGCTCGCAAAGGTATCCCCGATTGTCTTAATCAATGTAGCTGATCCTAAAAAGCACAACGCAGTTGTAAGTGAAACACCGGTTTCTGTTGTGGACGGAAGAGCAGTGGTGACCGTGCAGGGGATGATGCTTGAGGGCTTGACAGTGAAGAACGCCTCAGCTCTTATGGTTGAAACTACAGACTATGTTGCTTCTTATAATGAGGACGGCAACATTGTAATTACTGTCGTTCCAGGCGGAAAGGGCGCAGATGCCTCCTCACTGAATATTAGCGGAAAGAAGTTTGACGCTAGTAAGGTCAAGGCAGAAGATATTGTTGGTGCAGTTGATTCTGAGAGTGGAACAGAAACCGGAATTGAGGCCATCAGAAAAGTGTTTCCAAAGCTGAATGTTATTCCGGGTGTTTTGCTTGCCCCTAGATACAGCATGGATGCCAAAGTTGCGGCAGCGTTACAGGCTAAAACAGAGAACATTAACGGAGCGTTTAAGTCGCTTGCTATCATTGATATCAAATCTGATGAAGGCGGCGCGAAAAAGTATCGTGACGTTAAGGGAGTTAAAGATACGCAGGGAATTTCCAGCGCAAACGCTTATGCAATATGGCCGTTTGTAAAGGTTGGCGGTCAGGTGTACAGCGGTTCTTCCGTTGCGGCAGCTGTTATGTCGAGAACCGACATGCAGAATGATGGAATACCGTATGTTAGCCCCAGCAATAAGAGGATTAATGTCAGTGGGGTTTGCCTTGCAGACGGAACAGAAGTTGTCCTTGATCTGAATCAGGCGAATGTTCTGAATGGTGAGGGTGTTGCAACCTTTATTAATGTAATGGGATTCCGGCTCTGGGGAAACAACACGGCGGCTTATCCGGGAACAAAAGACCCGAAGGATAGATGGGTAAATGTGAGACGCTTCATGAACTGGGCGGCAAATACATTTATCGTGTCTTATTTTGAGAGGGTGGATAATCCGGCGAATAAACGTCAGATTGAGGCGATTGTGGACAGTGAAAATGTTCGCGGCAATGCCATGGTGTCCATGGGAGCGTGTGCGCGCTATGAGCTTGTCTATAATCCGTCTGACAACACAGAAGCAAGTCTTCTTGATGGTGTGCTGAGATTCCATCAGTATATTGCTCCGTATATCCCGGCTGAAGTGATCGAAAACGTAATTGAGTTCGACCCGGAAGCTTTGGTTGCGGCACTGAACGGATAAGGAGGATAATCAATGATTTCTAACAACTTTATTCCCGAGAAGATCAATGAGTGGAAAGCTTATCTTTCTGGAAATGAAATGATCGGTGTGGGAGCAAGCCTTGATCTTCCCGAGATCAACATGAAGACCGGAACTTTTTCGGGTGCTGGAATTGGCGGAGAGATCGACAGTCCCACCATTGGACAGTTTGAGAGCCTGGAGCAGGAAATCAATTTTAACATGCTCTACAGCAGTGCCGTTGAAATGCTTAATTCTACCAAAAGCATGGACATTACATTCCGCGGTGCTCAGCAGATTTATAATAAGACCGGGGGATATGCATTCAAGGGAGTTCGCGTTGTCGAAAGAGGACGCGTTAAAAAGTTCAAGACAGGGAAGCTTGAAAAGGGCGAGGCTATGGAGGCATCTGTCACGCTTGAGCTTACCTACATCATGATCGAGGTTGACGGGCAGTCAGTTCTTGAGATCGACAAACTGAACGGCGTGTACAAAGTAAACGGCGAGGATATGCTTTCTGAGGTGCGGAGCTTAACTTAATAACGTGATACCCGCTTTCGATACGTGAAAGCGGGTATTTCTTTGTTCAAAACAGGAGAAAACATGAACGAGAAAATAATCGAAATGCAAGAAGAGAAGAACGAGCATGTCGTTAAACTTATAAAGCCTTACGTTTTTGAAGGGACTGAGTACACAGAAATCAATCTCAGTAAGGTTGAAAACTTAAAGATCAAGGATGCTGTTGACGCACAGAAAGAGCTGTTCGGTCAGGGAGAAGTTGCGACGGCGATGTTGACTGAAACAACTTCTGCGTTTGCACGCCAAATTGCTGTTAAGGGAAGCGATTATCCGGAAGAGTTCTTTAAGTTTATGCCGCGTGGAACGTTCAAGCAGGTGGTTGCTGCTGTCAGGGAGATTATCAATGTGTCAGTAAAAGAAGGCACACATGTTATGAAGTTTGAGACGCCCTACAGCTTTGAGAAGAAAACGTATAAGGAAGTTGATCTCAGCGGGATTGGAGACCTTACAGCTATGAATGAAAGTGAAGCTGAAAATGCTATGGCGCGGGAAGGCTTCATGATTACGGAGACTTCACTGAATTATTACTATCCCTGCGTTCTTGCGTCCATGGCGACAGGACAGCCGATTACTTTCTTCACCGGTTTGCCTATTTGCGAAACGTTGAAGCTGAAAGCGATGGTTAATGATCCTAATTTTTTCGAGTAACGGGCGGGATTAAGGAAATTAGAAAAGCCGCCATACGTTTAGCAATGGCTACTCATACAGGCGTTGATTTTTACTTAAATCTTCCCCTGAAAGAGTTCGTTGAAATCAACAATGAGGTGGTAGAAACATGGCGGGAAATGGAAAAGCACTAGAGCTAAGCATAAAGATCGCTGGAAAGATGGATCATAGTCTTGCGGCGGCAATTAAATCTTCTCAAAGTCAGATCAGCAGTTTTTCAAGATCTATGAGCAAGGTCGGCAAGACCGGACTTGTAGCAATGGGAGCGCTTGCTGTTGGGACGGTGGCGGCGATTGCCACCTGTACCAAAGAGGCAGAGAGCTTTGAGAAGCAGATGGGTGATGTTGTGAAGTACGTGGACGGCCTCGCAGACGCTCACGGAAAGATCAGCAACACCATTGCCAAAGAGACTAAAAACGGCAAAACCTATGCAGAAAACTACAAAGCAATGTCGGAGGCCATTCTTGACCTGAGTACACAGATTCCCATGACAGCAGAAGACCTCACAAGGCTTGCCGCCGCAGCCGGTCAGTCCGGAAAGAGCATGGAAGAACTGATTCAGCGGGACATGCACGGCAACATTAATGGCTTTCTGAAAGACATGGCAATGGTCGGAACTGCATGGGATATCAGCGCGGATCAGGCCGGAGATTACGGGGCTAAGTGGGAGAAAGCCTTTAATATGAATCATGACCAGATCATGGTTCTGGCAGACCAAATTAACTATTTGGGAGCAAATTCAGCGACTACGGCAGCGGAAATTGCACAGGTGGTCAACGAAACAGGAAGCTACGGACAAATCGCAGGGATTGACGTGAAAACCACTGCTGCGTTTGCAGACGCTATGCTTGCTTCTGGTGTTGCGGCTGATCGAGCCGGTACAGGCGTTAAGAGAATTTATAAGGCGCTTGCCAGTGGAGAGAAACTGTCGAAACCTGCGCGCGAGGCATTTGCACAGTTGGGATTAGATGCACAGACAGTTGCTGAAAACATGCAACTTGATAGCGTAAATACGATGTTGGATGTATTTAAACGCATACATCAGTATGACCCGGCAAAACAGGTTGGTATTTTATCTACGCTGTTTGGACAGTGGGCGGTTGAAGGCTCATCTAAGATCGTCGGGAACATGCAGACGTTTATTGACGCTCTGGAAATGGTTAACGACCCGAATAAATACAACGGCAGTATGCTAAGAGAGTTTATCATCAAGTCCGGTACGAGTGATTCTATCAACACAATGATGCAAAACTCCTTTAAGGCATTAAAGATTGACTTCGGAACGGCCTTCTTGCCCGCGAAAAAGGAATTTTCCTTAATGATGATCGGGCTAATGAACCGAATCAGAAAGAATATGCCGGAACTGTCAAAGCTTGCAGAAACCATTTCCCGCGTGATGGGCAAGGGAGCAGAAAAGCTCGGCGACGGGATGGAGAAAGCATTGCCCTATGTGCAAAAGTTCTTTGATTATATCGAACAGCACGGAGATAAGGTTTTAGAGGTCTTAGGCGGTCTTGCAGGAATGTTTGCGACCATGACATTTGCTCCAAAGATAGAGGGGATCGCGAGAGGTGCAGGAAGTTTGCTGTTTGGGAAGTCCGGAGGGGGGAAGAAATCCGGAGGATTGTTCGGCGCTTTCGGCGGGATGTCTAAAGGACTTGCGGGGGTTCCCGCCAGCGTGGGTGGCGTTTTTAACGCCGCGAAGATCGGCGCTGAGTTTGGAGGCTCCGGAAGCCTTACCACAGGGAAGAGCAAAGGCGGTTTATTTGACAGACTTTCAGGTGCAGCTATCGGAATAATGAATCATAAGTCCCTTAACACAGAGGGCTTAAGTGATCAGGCCGCGCTCGGCAGATATATGGGAGTTGCCGACAAAATAACAGGGTTCAAAAAGGGCGGCGGCATAACGGGCGCACTCATGAGAACTGCCCCGATGCAGTATTTTGGCAACATTGTTTCTGGTGCGTCTGCTGTAAAAAACGCTTCTGGAATAGGCGGGATGGCTCAAGCAGGGGTCGGTCTTCTCGGCGGGATTATGAGCCCGGCCACCGGAATGCTTGGAGGGTTGCTTACTACAGGGCTTCCCATCGCTGGGGCAATCACAGGCGTCATTGCCCTGGTTAGTATACTCGGGGATCATCTTGATGACATTCGCGGTATTATTCAAAATACTTTCGGTGACGCCGGCGTTGCGGTCTTCGATACAGTTATGGGTAAAATTCAGCAAGTAGGCGATTTCATATCCGGGCTGTTTAAGGAAGGTGGAGTTGCCGAAGCGTTGGCCCCGCTGAAAGAGGCCATAACCGGAATGTTTGGCGAGGACGCAGGTGCAGCATTTGGCGGGCTTGAACAGATTATTCAATCAGTAATGACCTTTATCGGCCAGCTGGTGTCCTTTGCGACAGGAACGGTTAAACCGATTCTGCTTGAAATATTCAGTTTTATTACCACTACTGTGGTTCCCAAAGTATTAGCGATATTTACTGCGGCGGCTCCTTACATCTCATCCATTCTTAGCAGTATGGGAAATGTTATTATGTCGGTTCTTGAAATGATTGGTGAAGGAATCAAGTTCCTCATGCCGATTATTAAGGCTATCGTCTCAAAGGTCCTTGATGTGGCAACGGTGGTGGTTCCGATAGTCCTTAGTTATATTAGCGGGCTTTGGGAAGGAATTGAAAAAGCGTTCAAGAATATCAAAGGTGCTTTTGATGGTGTGATTCAGTTTATTACCGGAGTGTTCTCAGGGAATTTAGAACAAGCGCTAGAGGGTGTCAAAAATATATTTGTAAATGTCTTTGAAGCAATAAAAAATTTGGTAAAAGCCCCAATCAATGCTGTGACTGGCGCTATCAATGCTGGACTTGACAAATTGAATGGTAAGACTGTTTTGGGAATGAAGGTCAATATTCCAAAAATCCCGAAACTTGCTAATGGTGGCTTTACCAATGGAACAAGCATAGCCGGTGAAGCTGGACGCGAGGCTGTTATTAGTTTCAGGAACAGTGTCCGCAGCGCAAATATCGCCACGTGGATGAAGGCCGGAGAGATGCTTGGCATGAACCGCAAGCGCAGAGAGGTTTCGCTGAAGAGCTTCCGCGATAGTAGTTCAAGCGCCCGGGCGGATGGCGGTAGTCAATCTCCGCAATATATTTTCTCTCCGCAGTACAACATACAGGGCAATGCTGATGAAGAGACGCTTCACAGAGTAACCAGAGTTACATTTGAAGACTTCGAACGCTTTATGAATCAGTACGAAGCGAATAAACGCAGACTGAGCCTAGCAAGAGGTTGATGATGAAAAAGTACGTAACAATCAGCGGTGACACGTGGGACATGGCGGCATATAAATGCTATGGTGATGAATTTATGTGTGCTCAGCTCATGGGAGCCAACATGAATGTGCTGGATTACATGGTCTTTCCCGCCGGCATAGAACTTAATATCCCGGACAAGGAGGCGCTTTCTGATAAACAGGAGGCGCTTTCTGATTATCCCGCATGGAGGTCGGTGCTGAATGGAAGGTAGAGCAAGGAGGGTACTAGCCGAAATTTTGTATGACGGGAAAGAGGTCGGACTTTCTGCAAGAGTTGAAAGCATAAGTTATACAGACAACGACAAAGGGCGTTCGGACGAGATCAGTGTTGTTTTTTGCGACAGGAATGCTGATTGGCTTATGAAGGAATTCATACCGGAAAAAGAACATGATCTTGATGTCACAATGTATTTTGAAAGCTGGGAACATCTTGGAGCTGCGGCACTGAAATATCACTGCGGGAACTTTACTATAGACGATATTAGTTATTCCGGCGCACCATATCAATGTACGATCAAGGGGGTTTCTATTCCAGCTAGTACGGACTTCCTAACCGTCCCCAAGTCAAAGACCTGGGAACAATCTACAGTTAAGCAGATTGCCGAGGAAAAGATGTCAGAGTATGGCATGGAAACGCTGTTTTGGTATGGAGACACTCCTGTGTTGGAAAAAATAGCGCAGGATAATCAAACTGACAGCGATTTTCTGTATAAACTCTGTGAGGATAACGGCTTAAACATCAAGGTGTACAAGAAGGGACTGGTTATCTTTGATAAGAAGATATATGAGCCGCGTGGTGTAAAAAAGGTTTTTACAAAGACGGATTTTGAAAGCTTTGATTGGAATACCACATTGACGGGTACTTATACGGGGGCACATTTAGCCTACACAAATCCGGCCACAAAGGCCCAAACAGATAAGAAAGATAAAAACGGGAATCCGATCCCAAAAACAATTGACATTTTGGTTGGAGAAGGTCCTCGAATACTGTACATGTCAGAAAAAGCAGATTCGGAAGATGATGCAAGACGGAAGGCTGCTGCAAGAATCAATTCAGAAAATGAGAAGGCAGTCACAATGAGTTTTACTGCTATGGCAAATGTGAACTTATTTGCTACAGATAATTTTGAAGTGTTGGGTATGGGACGGTGTGACGGGAAATATTACACCTCTTCTGTAACGCACTCATTATCCCAAAGCGGTGAAAGTATGTCGGTAGAGGGATACAAGATATTTGATAGGATGTGAGGCTATGGGAACAGAAATCAGATGCGGTTATGTTTCTTCTTATGATGCGGAAAATAATTCTGCGTCAATTTTTTACCCACACAGGAATGGTGAAACAACACAAATGCTTCCGGTGTTAGCGCCTTTTGGTGCGGCACAGACCTTAAAGAAGGATGATTGTGTTTTGGTGGTTCACATGTCCGGCGCAGAAGTGGATGGAGTAGTTCTAGGGCGCGTTGACCCGGAATCGGTAATGCTTGGTGCAACGGGAACTGACCTATCATTTAACATTGCAGGCGGTGGGAGCATTGGGGGAATCCTTTCAAAAATTTCTGCATTAGAACAGCGCGTTTCTGCGGTAGAGAAGAAGGTGTGATATGTCAAAGATTGGAAACTGGGGTTCTATCATTAAATTTCAAACATCAGATCATAGAATTTTGACGTTCAAAGAAATGTCAAAGACCTATCCAATCAGAACCAATGTTCACAATTTGTTAGGGAGAAAACCGAAGGTTGAGTTTGTGGGCCCCGATCTTGAGAAGGTTACGTTCACAATTGAGCTTGACGCAATGTATTGCCGTAAACCACTGAAGGTAGAAAGACGTCTGCAAGACGCGGCGCAACACGGGATTGTTGCCCCGCTTATTGTTGGCGGGAAATGTATTTTACATCATGGAATCATTACGGAACTATCCTCTCACTATGACGTAATAATGAAACGTGGAAAGATATATTCTTTGAAATTGGACGTTACTATGACGGAATACAATTAAGGAGGCAATATGCAGCTTCGGTTTGATGAGGTGGAAGAAGATGTTGAAGAGAGAGACGCCGTTGAATGCCTGAGAAATATAACAAAGATTCCGGAAGGGACAATTCCACTTTCTAGGGAATTGGGCCTGTCTTGGGCCGGGGTGTCGAAAACGGCACCAGAGCTTGAAAACGATTATGTGACAGAACTAGTTACAAAAGCCGACCGCTTTGAGCCGAGAATAGCTATTGATGAAGTGAGTTTTCAATATGATTCAGATGGGAAGGTCACAGTGACGGTCAGAATGGAGGAAACAGAAGACAATGGGTGATTCAATGAAAACCATTTATGACTATCCAGATATTTCATTTATAGGAGAATATGCGGTTGATGGTCAAAAAAAGCTGCTCAACCAAATGATTGATTGGTTCCTTGAAAAACGAAAGGAAGTGACAGGGGAAACCATTACTCTTGGAGAAGCAGATGAGAGAAGACTCATGATTCAGGTTGCTGCATATTATCTATTCCATGGTTTTGAAATGGTTGATTCTGCCGGGAAAATGAATCTGTTGAAATATTCCATTGGGGGGTTCCTTGAAAACCTTGGAACATTTAAAGGAATTTCAAGACTTCCCGCGGCAGCGTCTACGGTTACTTTAAGGTTTTCTATTAATGAGCCTAGAGAGAATGCAATCATCATCCCAAAGGGGAGCCGGGCAACGGCGGGTGATGGTGTTTTCTTTTCTACGACAGAATATATGGAGATCGATGCCGGAAACTTGCATGTGGACGTCCCTGCTGTTTGCAGCAAAACCGGTACTTCTGGAAATATCTATCAAGCCGGAGAGATCAAGGCTATGGAGACCCGCATTCCTTTTGTAGATGCTGTAAGCAATGTAACTCCTTCTGCCAACGGAAGAGATATTGAAACGGACGAAGAGCTAAGAGAGCGTATATTCCTCGCTCCTGACGCATATTCTACAGCTGGTTCGGAAGACTCTTATAAATTCCATGCTAGAAAATATGATCCCGCTATGGCCGACATACAAGTAATGGTTCCATCTGCTGGGGAAATTTCTATCAAAGTGCTGACTGCTGGCGGTGAAATTCCAAACGAGGAATACATTAGCAGCTTGCAGAAGTACATCAGTGACCCGACAATCAAACCGTTAACTGATGAGATCGCTGTTAGTGCGCCCGATCAGATACAATTTGATGTAAACCTTACCTATTATATTGGAAAGAGTGATACTTCTAAGGCGGAAACGATTCAGAAGACTATAGACGCCGCAATCAGCTCTTACATTAAATGGCAACAGTCTGCAATAGGAAGGGACATTAACCCGGACGAGCTAATAAAGTTCATCAAAAATGCGGGCGCTAAAAGAGTGGTTATCAAATCACCAGAATATGCAGTAGTGAAGGATGGGTACTGCGCAAGGCTCCGTACAAAATCTGTGACTTATGGGGGGCTGGAAGATGATTAAATACGAAGATGGAGAGATTTTAGATCTTCTTCCATCAATCTTCAAAGAATCTCCGGACTGGATTGCTTTTTCATATTGCCTGAAAATGGGAATGCGGGGAATGCTGACATGCCTACAAAAGATACATTTGCTTTCAGATATAAACTCTACGCCTGAAGACGTTTTAGATTATCTCGCCCTTGAATTACGAGCGCCATATTACAAAGAGACCTTAGATATTGAAAAGAAAAGGGAACTTTTAAAGGGTTCAATACTTTGGAGAATGCAGGCGGGAACGAATGCTTCGCTTCAACAGGTCATTGATATTCTTTTTGAAGGCGGGAATATTATAGAGCGCCCGAAATACAGTGGAGACCCGCATCATTTTTACATACGAACAAATTATGCTCTTGATTCTAAAGAACTTTTATCGGAATTCAGGAGCATTATTGATAATGTAAAGAGAAAATCGTCTGTATTAGACCGAGTGGAATTTGCGCAATCTGGGAGAACAATGCTTTATGCAGCATCTGCGAACCTTGCAATGGAGATCATTGAAGATGGTATTACTGTAAACCGAGTATAAGGAGATCGATATGTGGGAAAATTCAGTTATAACAAATCCCGGAAAGGAATTGATTAAGAAGTGCCTCAACGGAAAAGTTCTAACAATCACACGAGCCGCTGTTGGAATGGGGACGGCTTCAAATGCGCTCTTGATGGAACAAACAGGGCTTAAGTCTCAGAAAAAGATAGCTCAGATCATTGAAAAAAAGGAGATTGCAAGCGGGGTCAAGATCAGAGTTCAAGTGACAAGTCTTAATACACCTCAGAGCTATACGATCAATCAGATCGGAATCTGGGGAGCTGTTGAAGGGACAGAAGCTTTAATTGCTATCTATCAGGATGAATCGGGTGTCGTTGTTCCTTCAACTACAGAATCTGGAGACTTTGTCTTTAACTTTTGGGCAACGATTCAAATATCGGGACAAGGGAATATAGAAGTCAATGTTGATACAAGCGCCCTCGTATCTCGAACATCATTAGATTATGAGCTGGAAATTCGGGATGAAAAAATCAAAGAGGCTGTAAATCTGAAAGATAATATTGCAGAAATTAGAAAGTTAATCAGTGCAGCAGATAAGTATGACAGTAAGAAGAGTTATGCCAAAGGTGAAGCTTGTACCAGAGATGGAGTGACGTATATTTGTGAGTCTGACATCAACGGGGGGGAACCTTGGACACCATCGCACTGGGAGTTCGTTCCTGCCGGGGCAAATCTTTATAGAAGAGTCAAATACTTGCTTAGTGAGAGTCAAGCTGACGCAGATTTGTTTATTAGGATTATTGAACAAATGCAAAAATATGTTGAGGTGAAAACAGTAGAAATCCCAGTTTCCGGATGGAGTAATGAAGCACCATATAAGCAGACTGTAAGTCTCAAAGGTATGCGTGAAGACTTCAGCCCTATCATTAGTTTACACATTGAGACTTCTTCGGCTCCTGCTGTTGTAAGAGCTCAAAGCAAGGCTTACGGAAATGTCGATAAGATTGAAACGGGAAAAGACACTTTGACTTTGTATTGCTACAGTAAGAAACCTTCTAATGATTTTACGATTCTTGTAAGAGGGGAAAAACTGGAGGAGGTGAATTTTTATGGCTGAGGCATTATTACTTAAATCCGGAGGTGGCGGTGGTGTTGACTGTGATGCTGCGACTGCTATGAAGAGTGACGTGCTTGCAGGCAAAACCTTCGGAGGCAAGGACAGCGATGAGCTTCAAACCGGAACGATGGTAAATAACGGCGCAAAGACTGCTTCTTTAAACTGCGGGGGCTCATACACTATCCCTGCCGGTTATCACAACGGTAGTGGGAATGTGACAGCTAATAGCCTCGCTTCACAAACGAGTGCTAATGCTGCGGTTGGGGATATTATTAAGAACCGAACCGCATGGGTGAACGGCGCAAAGAGAACCGGAACGTTAGAAGATAGAGCCAGTCAGACCAATGCTGTGTCCGTCGCATCGTCAACAAGTGTTGGATTGGTGCGCATACCTTTTGGAGCCTATCGCACTAAAACCGGTTCAGGATATCCGGAAATTGTGCTCAATAAATCGCAGATCGACTACATTGCCAAGCAAAGGTACGGTGGCGTGGCTTTTAATGGTGCCACCTTCGATGGAATAATGCTTTCGGGGGTGGCGAAGAAAACTAATCTGACAGACTGGGGACGTTCGTGGAAATTCAGCGGACATTACCGAGATAATAGATATAATTTTTATTTGGACGGAACCCCCCTGTATTTTACGCCGACGGTGGATGTTTCACCTCTAAAAAAAATACGAATAACGGCATATGCAGTATCACGCGATTTAAATAAAAACGACATTGGTGTTTTTAATGATTTTTATATGAGAGTCGTGTTGTTTAATAAAACAACTTTTGAATATGTTGATAGTGAGTCAGTTTTCAGCCAAGGCGATCAACGCGGTACACAATATTTTACCGCTGAGTTGGATGTGAGTGGAAAAAACGGACAATATGCGCTTGGTGTAGATGAATTAAGTGTTACATTCAGGCGCTGGAATTCCAATAGCGTTGACTGGGAAACCGGTATTTCAAGAATAGAGTTTGTTCAATAAAGGAGGGCTTGCCGCGTGACAGACGAAGAGATTGTAGCAAGGCTTACAGCTCACGATCATGAAATAGGCAGCCTTAAGCACCGTATGGATGTTGTCGAGGAGCACGGCAAGCAGATCCGCGAGATCGCCATGGCGGTGCAGAAGCTCTCCATCAACATGGAGCAGATGCTTACAGCCATGACCGATCAATCAGAGAGGCTGAAGTGCCTTGAGGGTAAGCCGGGGAAGATTTTGGGGACAGTCACACAATCCGCATTGACCACGCTGGTGACGGCGATAGTCGGCGGGTTAGTGGTTGTAGTAATACAGAGTTTAGCAAATGTTATTCATTAGGAAGGAGGAAGACTATGGATTTTGGAATTGCAGGAGTGGTAAGCATTACGGTGATTGCCTACTTGATCGGAATGGCTTGTAAGTCTGCAAGCTTTATGGATGACAAGTGGATTCCGGTTATCTGCGGGCTCGTGGGCTGCGTGCTCGGAATTGTCGGAATGAATGTAATGCCTGATTTTCCGGTGCACGACATCATCAGTGCCGCAGCAGTAGGAATCGTGTCCGGACTTGCCGCTACAGGCGCAAATCAGATCGGAAAGCAGTTGAGCAAGGCAGAGTAGGGAGGAGGTGATCCTTCTATCTCGCAGCTGCGGGCGTTATCGCAGCACAACTATTATCCCGGCAGAAGGCCGGCTTTTTTAATGGAGGAAAACATTATGATGAATACTAAGAATTTTGCAGAGATCGAGAAGAGACTTGCGACCGCAGCGAAGAGCAGAGAGTACGAGGGCTCTCAGTTTATGAGCATCCTCAAGCAGTACACGGGCCCGGACAAGGGTGTGCAGTGGGATGACAAGACCGGTAAGCTTTCCATTGTTTCCGGTTGGCACGCAGATCCGGATGGAAACGTAGTCAGAGACTGAGTAATAAAGCCGTCCTTCGGGGCGGCTTTTTCTTTATATTCAAAGGAATTGCATTTTTTTTGATTAAGGAAATCCTTATTAAAAGAAATTGCGTTTTTCTTTAATAAGCAAATTTTAATTAAAGGAGACTTTCAATGCACATATCAGAAAAGGGGATTGCGCTGATAAAGAGCTTTGAAGGCTGCCGACTGAAGGCCTACCAGTGTGCCGCCGGGGTCTGGAGTATCGGCTGGGGGACGACTTCTGCCGACAGGGAGATCACAGGCGCAGACATCACTCCGGGGATGCAGATCACACAGGTGCAGGCTGATGGATGGCTTGCGCAGTCCATCGCTGCAAAGTATGAACCCAAAGTCAATAAATACGACAGATCCTATCACTGGACGCAGTCAGAGTTTGATGCACTGGTGAGCTATGCCTACAATATCGGCTCCATCAAAGGACTTGTTGCTGATGGGAGGCGCACACGGAAGGAAATTATTGCTGACTGGCCAACGCATGACCGAGCGGGCGGCAGACATATAGCGGGGCTCAAGCGGCGCAGGCTTGCAGAACTTGAGCTTTTCTTACA